TATCGACGTCCTCGGTGAGCCCGGAGACGATCTCGCCCATTTTGGCGCGCATGCCAAAGGTTGGCATGCCATTTTCCAGCATGGGATTGGGGTCTACGTGGATCCCGGCGACCATGTCGGTCCAGATGCGCGAGATGTCTGCCAGCTCACCGACGACCTCTTTTTTGTTGCCAGCTGCGTAGCGGCTTGCACCAACGAGCACCTCTTCGACTTCGAAGTAGTTCGCGACGGCTTCCTTGGTGATGACGCCGCCACCTATTCCGAGGATTCGCGCGATCGTCTGGGGGTGTACCTTGAAGAGCTTCCACGAGTCGTGAGCGAAGACGAGCTTGTTGACGTCCGCCAAGGGCTCGTCGATAAGCGCCTCGATGTTGTCCATCGGGACGCCATTGACAAGATCGGACCAGGCGTCGGCGGGGGTATCCACTAAACCAGCGTCGTAGGAGCCCGCGTCGCTTAGCAGCGCGGCGGTACGCACCTCGCGATTGAGCGCTATCCAGAGGGAGAGAAGGCGGCTGTGGCGCTTCTGCACGTCAATCCTGCTCGTCTTCTGGTTGGCGTTCCTGCTGTCTTTGTGGGGCAGCGGGATTTTGAGGAAGTAGTCGATCGCGCGATCGGTGACATTTTCGGACTTCACCTCAACGGCGTGGACTTTTCCGGTGCGCTCGACCTTGGCGTCGGGGATGCGGAACGAGTCGGTCAAGTCGAATTTGTCGTACTCGAAGAGCTCGGCGTCGACCATGACGTCGGGGAGTACGCGGTTGGCGATGAGGATGTCAGCGCCCTGGTAGTACTCGGTGGCCACCGCCGTGAGGACGGGGTTGATGACGAAGGGAGAAGGCATTTATCTAAGCTCCTTGGCTAGTGCCGCTTAGGGTTTGAAGTAGTTGACGACCTGGACGCGGACTACATCGCCGCTGACGCCGGACTGCCGGGTTATCGCGCCGACGTGGTTGCCTGCGGCAGCTGCGACGCCACGACCGGCGGCGTCGGAAGTAAGCTCGACGCCCTGGGCGATGGTGGCGGCGATCGCCAGTTGGGCGTGGCCGACCTCGTCGACCTCGATGCGCCCGGCGGCATCGACGGTGCCGATCTCGTCGGCGACGCCGATGGTCAGGTCAGCGGCGGCGGACGCCTGGACTACCTCGCCTTCGTTTGCGCTGAATTTGACGAAGCGGTAGGGGGCGATGACGGTGATGAAGTTGTAGGCCTGTCTGAGCAGGCTGTTGAAGGAGCTCAATTGCCCATCTCCTTTGCGGCCTGAGTGAGCGCCTCTTCGAAGGTTACGTCGGACTCTTTCGCGATCTTCTTGGCCCGACCGGCCAGCTGCTTAGCCGCCTCGGTGGGGTTCTTGGAGAGCTTCTTCGGATCGACGCCACCGCCGCCCAGCTCGGCGAATTCAATCTGCTTGGGGTACGAGGCGAGGAAGCGCTCCAGGAAGGTGCGGGCGCTGGCGGGGTCGGTGGCGTCGGCGGCTTCGGCGAAGCAGACGGCTTCGGTGTCGCCGCACATCAGCCCGACGAGGCCCGCTTGCATGGCGGGGAGTACCTTGCCCTCTTTAACCAGGCCCTCGACGAATTCCGCGCAGGCATCGCGGTTGGCCTTGCCTTCCTTGGCGTCCAGGGCGTCAACGCGCACCTTTAACTTCCTCTGGTTCTCGGCAAACTCGATCTTGTCTTTATCGAGCTGCTCCTGCCCTTCTTTCAGAGCTTTCACATCTTTGGGGTCCATTTGGCCCTCCACGGGTGTGCCCTCTTTGAAGGAGGACGTGTTGTCAATTGCGTTTTCGACGATTTTGGTTCCGGTATCGCGGATGCTGTCGATAGGCCAGTCAGAGAGCACTTCTTCGGCCTTCTCCAGCCCGGCGGTTTCGATGATGTAATTCTTGATGCTGCGGAAAGCGCGCCCAATATCCTTGAAGGTCCAGCCGACCTCCATGTCGGTCACTTCCTCGAAGATGACTACGCCCTCTTCTTCTTCGGCGAACTCTGCGGCCTTGAGTCCCTTGACTGCCGGGGGTTGTGCGCCGAGAAAACCGACGTGGCGAAGATAGAGCTGGTCGGCTCCGGGCTCACCCGCCTTGATCGGGTGGCTCGGAGAGCCGGGCAGGTAGACCGCCATCGAACGCTTCTTGTAGCGCCCGTCGCCCACCGCTTCGACGAATTGAGGGTTGAGCTGGCCGAAATCGGCGTAGAGGTTTTCGCCTTCGAGGAAGCAGGCCTTGACCCAACCGAAGGCGGGGTCGTCGGACTTGGGGTGTCCCACGACCGCCGGAGCCTCATGCACGGCGGCGTCGTAGCTGGCTACCATGCCCTTCAAACTCTCGACGCCGAAGTCGTACTCGATGCCGCTCGCGGCCCTCTGTTTTCCGGCCTTAAAGATGTGAATCTTGTTCATCGATGTATTCCTCTCGCCGTCGCGGCGCTGACTTGCCGCTCATTGCGTTGCAAGCCGATTGCAAAATCGACTTCTTTGTTTTCGCGTCCTACCCCAGCGTCGCGAGGTGTTGCGTCGATTCTAGGGCGTTTACGGGGCTCGCCGACCCGCCCCCGACTGACAGGGGCGGGCGATGGGTTTACAGCAAGCGTTTCATGGCGATCTCCTCTGGCCCGAAAATGGTCGAAAACCCCTATCAAAAGTATTGGCCTCAAATACTAAACCTTCGTTGCCCATCCTCACCCGCTGACGCGTGTCAGCTTATCGAGGCGATGAATTGCTCCAGCTCGGTGCTCTTTATCTTCTTCAGCTCTTCGACGACGTAGCCGGTGGGGCCGGGTGTGAGGCGCACGCCGTGGGTGAACGTCGTCCTCACGCCGGGCATCTTGCGAAAGAGCCAGAGGTCTCGCCCGGCTTTCAGCTCAAAGTCGGGGTCGGCAGCCAGCACGTTCAAAAAACGCCAATCGCCCACACCCAGCGCGGCGGCTTTGTTTAGCTCGATCACCTTGGCCTGGGTAACGGTGGCTATCGGCTTGGCCGTGAGCGCCAGCGCGTCTTTTGTGGCCGCTGCGACGCGAAGCACCGGCAAGAGGCCGTCGTCGATCTCGCCTTTCACAAATGCCTCGAAGGCTTCGTTGCCCGCCAAATCCCGAAGCGCCGCGTTGGCGGTGGCCTCGGTGGCGTCGTTCAGCTTGCCCGCCAGCAGCCGTCCCAAGTCCGACTGCCTGGTCTTTCCGGGGTTGCCCGCGAAGTTGGGATGCACACCTTGCGGCACCTGCATCACCTCGCCGGTGCGGCGGTTCTTGAAGGTGCGCATCTTCTGGGGCGGGACTTCGGTTACCGTGAGGCCGCGCCTTGTGGTTTCGGCGTTGGAGACCTGCCGCACCCAGCACTTGCACCCCCAGCCGTTGACCGGCATGTGCTGATCCCAGAAAGCATCGTCCACCGGCAGCAGATACCCCGCCCAGGCGGCGTGCTGCTCGCGATGCTCCAGCGATGGGCCCAGCCGGTACTCCAAGTAGGGCAAGCCCTCTTTGGTGCGCTGCGCGCGCTCCCAGGCCCCGGCGGCGCGCGCCTGGCGCATGTTGGTGTCGTAGATCGTTCGCAACCGGCGCGGGTTGATCTCGGTCACGGAGATCTCGCCCGTCTCCGGGTCAACGACTTCTTTCCTGCCCCACCAGCCCTTCGCCTGAAGCTTTGGCCCCAGCTCCCTCTTGAAGGTGGAGAGCGACTGGCCCTCCTCGATCGCGTTGCTCAGCTGGCCGCGAATATCCTCCAACACGTCAAGCCTCGCCGTCTTGGCCGATACAAAGGCCGCTGCGTGCTCCGACGGCCACACGTCCTCGGCGTGGAACGAGGGCTTGATATCCTTGTTGGCCAGAAAGCGCAGCGCCTCCTGGTTGACCGGGCCGGGGAAGGTGAAGTCAGCCATTGGCTATCGCCAGCGCAGCCATAAACGCCACCCACGCGCCTATAGCAACCAGTCCGACGACAAAGTCACCGTCCCAGCCCGGCGGGCCTTTCGGGTAGCGCGGTGCGTATGCCATCTACCAATCTCCACAATTGCATTTGCCAGCGTGTTTCAAGTGGTCTTCAATGCAGTTGCACTCACCCTTTGCCCTTGAGCGGGTCAAGTCACAATTACATTGCCCGCCGGACTTCAAATGGCCTGGCGAACAATTGCAATTTTCCGAGAATTCAGCCCCCGCCGTTTCTTCGCCCAGGCGCGTGCTGGCGTTGTCGGTGTCGGTGTCGCCAATGGCGCGGCCTGTGAGGTTGGCTCCGGCGAGGACTTCGCGCAGTTGGGAGTCGTCGAGCCCGTCTTCGTCGGCCAGCTCGGTGAGGATCGCGCCGACCTCGGCGAAGGTGGCGGCGCTCTCGATGCGACGCAGCGCTTCGCCTACGATTGGATCGAGGACGGGCTCCCAGTCGTCGCCTAGGCCGTCAACGGCTTCGTCGATCAGATCCCCTTCGCCTTCTGCAACGGTGGTGCAGCCGCATTGTCGCCCCACGGCAACGCCGTGATGGTGTCTACTCGCAACGCGCCTATTTGCGTTTTCCGAGAACTCGGTGGGCTGGGCAGCAGCGCCGGGGTTTTCTTCCCAGTCACCGCCGAACACCTTTGTGACCTCCTCGATGGTGGGGCGAAACCCGGTGGCTTCGCCGACCGATTTCCAGTTCTCGGCGACCTCTTTGAGGTCTGCCTCTTCTTCGAACTTGCGCCAGACCTTGGGCGGGGTGGCTCCGGGGAAGTTCCACTCGGTCAGCCACCTGACCGGGCCAGCGTTGAAGCTGGACATGAGGAGATCGGCGTCGCCCTTGATGACGGCCAGGGCGACGGTGGCGTGGACTTCGGCCTGTGATTTGCTTGAGCCGTCGTCGGTGGTCATCGTCTGGGAGAGGATGACCTTGGCTATCGCGCCGTCCCAGTATTCGGCCCAGGCCGAGTGGTTGACGGTGCCCTTGTCCATCGCCTGCAGGAACTCGACGTCCATGTCTGCCGGGAAGATGGCAACGCCCGAGGTGCGCAGTAGCTGGAGCGCAGCGATCAGAGCTTCTTTTTCTGGGTCGCTCGCACCCTTTGGGAATTTTCCAACAGGCGTCGGCGAGCCGAAGCGCTCTAAAAAGTTCGCCCAGAAATCAACGCCGGTGCGCTTAAAGAAGACGGGCCAGTAGAGGTTGTGAGCCAGCCCCAGGCCGTAGGGCGCGTCGTCGTTGTCGGCCCCGGAGGTGTAGGTCCAGTATTTTCGGGGCGGCTGGGTTTCGCCCTGGGGGGTGTCGAAGGTGATGAGCTTTAAGTCGCCGTCTTCGTCGGTGCGAAAGCGCTAGGGCTTTCTGACCTTGACGCGCTTAAGGGTGATGCGGTTGCCCTCTTCGTTGACGCCCCAGAGGCATTCGGCGACGCCATAGCCGTAGAAGACGCCGGAGAGCATCTTGTCGGTGGTGTCGTCCCAGTTGAGGGCTTCAAGCTGCTCTCGCAGGAAATCCGCTGCGGCCTTCGACTGGGCGTCGTCAGCGCCTTCCACGACGTACCATGCGCGCGACGTGACGCCGATGCGGCGCTGTTGCCAGACGGCCTTGACCTGGTCGTCGGTTTTTATCTGCTCGTAGGCGGTCCAGTCGTTATGAATAACGCCGGTGAGTATCGGGTCGGTGTCGGGCTCCAGCCCATCGAGCCCGATGAAGCCTTTGGTAATGTCGCGCCCAAAGACCGACTTGGAGAGCTCGTCGGTGACGGCTTCGCCTTCTTCGTTTTGAGTATCGTTAACGCCCATTCAGATATCCTTGTCTTCCGTGGTCGTGGCGCATGCCGCCCCAGCCGGAGGTTTGGCTCGTGCCGAGCGGGACGGCGGTCACCTCTACAGGGCCGAAGTTCGCGCCCTGCGCTTCGGACACGGCCATCTCCAGCGCGTCGGGGCCGTCGTCGTTGGTGTTGGCGTCTTCGAGGTAGAGGAGCTGCTCGATGAGAATCTCCTGATCCGAATGCCCACGCCGAAATTTCAACTTGCCGTACTCGGCCAGGTACTGAAGCGTGCCGATGATGCGCGCGATCTTGTTTGTGGAATGATTTATCGCGCGCCACGGGATGTAGCGCCCGCGCTTTATGGCGTAGGCTTGGATCGCCTCGTGCAGGTAATCCTTTAGCATGTTCTCTTCTATGGCTACGGCCTGACTCTTGTACTCGTCGTTCTGGCTGTAGGCAGAGTCGAAGAGCTGCCCAGGAGTCCCGCGACGTATCCATGCGTGCAGCACGTAGACGCACATCTCGTCCACGTCCAGCGCGATGGTGAGTACCGACTTGAAGTCAGCGGTCGAGGTCGAGGTGGCTGAAGGATCCGCTGCGGTCATAATGACCAGCCGCTTGTTCACCAGCTCTTCGGGCCCGTAGCCGATGATCCAGCTCTCTTCAAAGGCCGCGCCGTCGATGGCCACCTTGTTCATCATCTCGGCGTTGAAGTCTTTGCGACCCATGGCGCGGCGTTTTTCGTTCAACCGCTCGACGCTCCAGTTGGCGGGCCAAAGGGGGCGCTGCGTTTCCTTGCCAAAGTCGAGCCATGCGGCATAGACCTTCGACTTGTAGAGCTTTTCGCCGTCCTCTTCGTCGCGCGCGGCGATGAGGCGCGAGAGGACGGATTTTGGGTGGAAGAGGTTTCCCACCATCAGAAAGCAGTATCCCTTGCCCATCGAGCCTATGACGGCGCGGCGTAGCCACCGGAGCCCCTTTTCGACGAGCTTGGGGTTCTCGACGTTTTCGTCGTTCTCAAAATCATCGGCGACGCCGTAGTCGGGCCGGTGCGGGCCGTTTTTAAGCCCACGAACCTTTTCACCGGAACCGCGTGCCAGTGTGCGCACGCCGTTGGCGATAAAATCGCCCATCTGCCATTTCTTCCCGCGAGCGCAAGCCTCTGGAAAATCGTGGCGCAGGCGCGGGTTCTCTTCCAGCTCCGAGCGTATTTCAACGGTAAAGCCTGTGGCCTGATCCGAGGTGTCGGAGATTATTAGCTGGAACCAGCGCAGCCGAAACACTATGTTTCGCAACGGCATGGCCAGGGTGAAGAAAGTAGACTTCGCGTGCTCGCGCGGCGCACCGATAAGGCCAACCTCGTCGCGCAGCTCGGCGAACTCGCCCCAGTCCGTGTGGAATTCTCCAAAGTCGGTGTAGAAGTAGTGCGGCAGGTAGATCGCACAGAAACGCAGCGGGTCGGCCAGCGCTTCAGCCTTTCGCTTCTTCTGCTTTGCAGGGGTGTCGTTCTCGAAGGGCGAGACCGAATCCGTGATCCAGCTTTTGAGCTGGTCGGCAAAAAGATCAAATTTCTGCTCTGAGAGCTTAGGTCGCCTTTTCATGCTCGACCTTGAAGGCGAAGACCATGGCGTCGTAATTTTCGGCGAGGACCCTCAGCCCCTCCGGGTCGTTCTCTTTTAGCCAGGTGGCGATGAACTGGACGTTATCGAGGAAGACCTTGGGCCGGTCGAAATCAACAGTCCCGGCACGTGCTTCAATCTCGCGGAACTTGACGGCCATGCCGGAGAGCTTTTGCAGCGCATCTAGCGACGGCGCGGAGAGCGCGCCAGCGGTCTGGTCTTCGGCAGCGGAGAGCTCGCGGTCGAAGAGGTCGTCTATGCGCTCGGCGTAGGAGCGGTGCTTGGCGCGGCGCTCTTCCCATTCGTTTGTGCCGCCGGGCTTGTCGGCTTCTTTGTACCAGTTCCCCAGGGTCGTCTGCGAGACGCCCAGGCGGCGCGAGATCTCGGAGCGGCTGTGCCCTTCCCCGTAGAGGCGCTTGGCTTGGGGCTCCAGCAGCGCGCGATCGCCCTTGTTAGCCATCCAGCTCTTTCTTGATCCGCTCAATCTCAAGGCGCTTGCCCTGAAGCTCGGCGTAGTGGAGCGAGAGGTCGTCGAAGGCCGCGCCCGCGAGATCGACTTCGAGGCCATCGACGCCGTGGATCGCGACGTTGAGATTCAACCGCACCTGGTCGGCTTCGCCTGCGAGTTTAAGGCGTAGTTTTTTGGCGTCGTCTTCAAGCCCCACGAGCTTGCCTCGCAGGATGGCGCGTTCTTGGCTCATTTGGAATTCATCCCCTCTACGCGTTCTTTAAGCTGGGCCATGCGCTCTGACATCAGCGAAATGGTGTCGAAGGCCAGCGTCGTAATCTCTTGCATGCGCTTGGCGAGTCCCTCGTAGTTTTTCACCAGCTCGACGTTATTTTCGTATTTCAGGTCGCCGGATAAAGCGATCTTTTCAATGTGGCCGAAAAGCTCAAGGGTCTTTAAGTCGTGAGCGCTGGTTGTCTCCTGGATGACCTCTCTGAGATCGACGCTGCTCTGGGCTATTTTCCCCAGAGACCGCGCGAAGAGCCACGCCGGGATGACAAACGCGAAAAAGCAGCAGAGCGCCAGACCGACCCAGAAACCCGACGAGCCCATGGCGATGAAGACCTCTTTAAGCACCTGGGCTACAAGTGCAGTTTCAGCTGGTGTCACAGGCCCTCCCTTTCAAGTAGCTCGTATTCTTCCTGACAATCCAGGCAGCGCCCGGCGTGGGGGTTGGCGACGAGCCTTGAGGCCGGGATCGCCTCGCCGCAGTCGGCGCAGCGGCGTGGCTGGTCGGTTAGCCCCAGACCCTGGGCGGTTCCTGCCAAGGTCTGGGGGGTGGTTTCAATCTCGGGATCACACACGGCTAAGACCCTTCGAGCTCTGCGATTGCGTCGTCGAGAGCTTCTTTGTAGGGGGCCATCTCTTCTGCGGTCAGGCTACGCTTTTCCGCGCGGGCCTTATCCACAACAGCGGCGAGCCCCTGGGCGAGCGCTAGGTATTCGCTACCCTTTTGCAAAAGGTCTACGACCAGCAACGCCGCCGAAATAACGGTAGTCAGACTCATCGGCTTCTCCCTTCGGCCAGCACGGCCAGCCGCGATGCTAGCGAGACTGCGCGCAGTATCTTCGACTCCATGTCGGCCTCAGCGCCGCCGTCGAGCAGTAGCAGCTCGGCCCCGTCCAGCAGATCGCGCGCTATTTTTAGCCCGGCGACGATCTCGGTCTTCAGCTCATCGTCAACCAGCCCGGCCTTGCGCGAGGCGACGGTCGTTTTGGCGATGGCGGTAAGGTCAACGCGCGCGGCGGTAATCGCCTCGCTGGGGTTTTGGGGCTTGATCTGGGCGGTGGCGCAGCCTTGCAGACTGACGGCCAACGGCATGAGCGCAACGATGATCCCGAGGATAAAAAGGGATCGGAGCCAGCCGGGGACGAGTGCGTGCATAGGCTAAACCGCCTTTTCCGTCAGCGTGACGGGCGAGTTGGTGACGGCGCGAAGCACGAGGTTGACGACGGCCAGAATGGCGACCTGGTCTTCGGGGCCGATGACTATCCCCAGCTTGGGCGCGAGGTAGGTGGCCAGGATGGCGATGACGTTCATCTTGAAAGTCTTCGACTCCCAAAACGGCTTGGCTGTTTGTGTCATTTGACTTCTCCTAGTAGGTCCAGATGATGGGATGGGGAAGGTCGAGGTCGGCGGAGCTTAGGTGGACGAAGCCCCCTTTGCCGGATTTTCTGTTGATGCCGATCTTTTTAAACCCGGCCTTGATGGCCAGATCGACCAGGCGTCCGCAATCAGCACCGTCCTCAACGAAAAAGTCTGTGGCGCAGGTTTCCCTGATGGCGTCGCAAATGTGGTCGCTGTTCGGGGCACCGCCGATAGCTGCGTTGTGCGTGCGGCACCGACAGCCGGAGGTGGGGTCCATGCTTTTGCCATAGAGGATGCGCACTAGCTCAAGCATGGCGATATGCACCATGGAAACTCGGGCCGCGCCACAGTGGCACCGGCAGGAAAATTCGTGTGTTGAAAAATGTCTTGAGATGTCGCCCATGGGCACAGCTCCAGAAAAGGGGTTTGCGGCTTGTCTGGAGACAATCTTAAAGCAAGAGGGGCGAATCTGGACGCTGACGGGCGTCAGCGGGTAAGGCTTTGGGGGTGTTCTTTATTCCAAAAATTATTCCTGGGGTTATTCCTGCACCAGCGTGCTCCTGATGCGGCGCTCGACCATGCCGTATTTGCGCACGAGGTATTCGATGGTCGCGCCTTCGTCGAAATCGCGGCGGATGTTCTGGTGTTTTATGGCGGTGAGCGCGCTTTTCCCGATGGGTATCTCCAGCTCCATCCCCGGCGCGATCGCGGCCAGCTCGGCGGTGCGCTCTTCGCCCAGGGCGCGACGCACGCGGGTGTCGGCGTCCGCCGAGTCGGGGATGCGCACGCGAAGCCCGCCAAGGGCCTCCATGAGCGCCACAACCAGCTCGAAGCTCGCTCCTGCGTCGATGAACCGCTGCATCGATGCAGGCAGCTTGCAGCCCTTCTGCAAGGGCGCTTCACGCTTGGGGAGTTTAAAGAGCTGGAGCTGGCTCACTTGGGCTTCACCTCCACCACTTTGGTGATTTCGATGCCGTTGACGGTCTGGGTGTCGATGGCAAGCTCAACGTCTTTCGCTCCGGCCTCGGCGCGTTCGCGCCATTTTTTAGCCGCCGCGATGAGGATGGAGAGCTGGCCTTCGCTGCAAAATTGCAGCGCGTCGAGGCCAGTCATCTTCTTGACCCAGGCCGCGAGGGCGTCCTCGGAGCGATCGCGAATTATGCCGTCGAGCCCCATGTTGATCCACAGCGCGCGCAGCTTTCTTGCCATCGGGCGAGAGTCGAGCGTTTTTCGCTTCGAGCTTTTGCCCGGGGCGGGCTTGAAGCCCAGCGTCTTAAAGTGCTCGACCACGCGGGCAAGCTCGACGACGTGCATGACCTTGAGGCTGCGCTTATCGACGGCGATCATCAGGGCGGCGCGGTAGGCTTCCTCGTCGCCACCGAAAAGCTGGCGCTTGGCGACGTGGATCTTCTTTATCAGGGGATAGCGGTCAGCGCTCATTTTCGGCCCCTCTTTCGCCGAGCCTTGATCTGCGCCCGTGTAGGGCGTTTTTTAGTCGCCCTTTTGTCTTTGTCTCTGTGCGGCGGATAACACTTGTCGTGATACGCCTGCTTGAGTTCAGATAGCCCTCTAAAATCAATCTCACTCATCGTTTAACCTCACTGGCAGGCGGAAGGTGTAGCTCCCGACAAACTTTTCGTCTATGTGTAACCAGTCGTCGCAGTTGTGTGGCCAGCTCTTGATTATCGCGACGTGGTCGGGGTGGCGGCAGTAGCGCAGCTGACCATGCCAGCCGAGGTACTTGCAGGTGCCGCAGTCGTCGCCGGGGGTGCGTGGGATTGGCATTACTCCCTCCCTATCCCGAAGCCCTTGAGCTCTGTTTTTATACCGGCGGGCATCTGCCCTTCCCACGTTTCCTCTTCTTCAACGTGGTCGGGGCGTCGCGCCCGGCGCTTGTCTTCCAGGTTGCGCTCGTTTTGCGCGTCGGCGGCATTGGCTAGTGGGTAGGCGACGGCGCGAAGGTAGTTGTGGTTTTTTAGTTTCGGGCGCTGGCCGTTGAAGCGCTCGATCATTAGCGTCATGGCTTCAGCCCAGGTACCGGCGGCGCAGGGGCGCGGCACGTTTTTGTCGTGACAAACGCGGCCCTCGCTCACGAGCTTGTCTAGCGAGTCGATGAGGGTGCAGGCC